ACCTCCTGCTGCTGCTATTCCAGCGCCGCCGCCTGCTGCTGCTCGTCCTCGTGCTCGTGCTGCCTCTCCAGTGTGACGGCCACGTACCGCTTCACCGGCCGGACGTCGGGCAATTTGAGTAATCTAGTCCAATCTTTTCTATAAGGCATTTTATGTAAACATTTGAGTTATCATAGCAAATTGTTAGTCCATCCTTTCGAGTGGCCATAACAAGTCTTAGAAAATCATATTGCTCTTGACGTGTGAGTGTATTCAGACACACGTGAAAGGCATTGCCCTTATACATTAATTGTTCACGAATCAGTTCCATTATTAATATGAAGTTAACGGCTGTGTATACGGGTTTTGGTTAAAGGCAGCAACTGTTGAAGGGTGGTTACGTTCTACGAGGATATCCTCTTGGAGAGGTTCATTATACTTGAAGGAGCCGAGGTGTTCCTGTCCGGGTGTTACGATAGACTTAGGAACCATGAAGCGGAAGGCATCTGAAAGAACAGTTTCGTCCTTACGTGTTTGGATCGAGTATTGTTCGGCACCAATTGATGTTCCTGTTCCTTGAGCACCAGCGGGGCCTGGTCTTCCTTCAGCAGTTAGCTTCATGAATTCTTCGAAGGGTTCCGTAAAAGCACGAATATATGTCGCCCACAGGCCTTCCTGACCTCCTCCGGGTCCATAGTATTCTACCTCCGTTGTTTCACGTGCCTGCGGGCGCATAGGTTGTTCAGGGTAAATTCTCGGAGCGCTCTGGGCTCCCACAGCTGTGTTAACGCGGTCCATGCCAAGAACAACAAACTTGTCTGGCTTGTTCTTATTCACAGGCGCTTGGATACCGGGCTGGGTGACTGCAAACTGACCAGGAACAGGCTCAAGCTTGTAAGACAGCTTTGGCTTGGACGCGACGCGAATTTCATCTGTAGTTGGCGGGAGAGCCCATTGGCGAAGCTGGTCTTGTTGAAAGCCACCCTCTCCCTTGTTTGTGTAACCAGCATTTGAACCAGCAGCGCCTACTAAAAGGGGTTCGATTGGAAAGACGTTCTTGGCTTGCATTCCAGTGACCATACGCGATTGTTGAAATTCAGTTTCTGATTGCTGACCAAAAGGATTGCCCGTGCCCGGCTTAATGTCAAAGAATGAGAGATTCTCACGTTTCTGGAAATATTCCTTACCGGCTCCGGTGTGGTTATCAAGGATATGATCGGTAGCACCAGAGTATGTTGACTGTGTTACCTTGGCTCCGAAGAAAGGAACCTCGTTATTGTGACCGTTCTTGGCTTGTGAATGTGTGATATCATCTTTATATAGCTCATTTGAGCGAGCTGTTTGGCTTCTAAAATTTTCCTTAGTTACCGGCTGATTTTGAGCCAGGGCATAACCAACTAGCCCAAGAGCACCCATTAAAGCAAGTTCCGCCATCTTTGTATTTCTCGAGATACTTTACTTCTTACCAGACTCCGGCGGCTTAGGAAAAATGGCATGTTTCTGAGGTTTATGATGTAACCACGTAAAAACACGGTGCTCTTGGGTTTGATTTGAATGATGAGTCGGAACAGGTGTATACTTCGGTTCTTCCGGAATATATACCTGGCGTTTGATTGGCGTGTCGAGAAAGTAGTTCATTATTAAAATCCTATATCTTTTTCTAGGGCCTTAATATCTCCTTGAATTCCAGTTTCAGTCTTCTTGAGTGCGTCACCCGCAGCACCCTTTACTGACCAAACATCCCGATTAAAGGGAGATAATACGATTGAACTTATTAGTCTCTTAAACTTTTTAACTTCCTTATCGAATGAGCCGTCATCTCCTGGGAGTGGAATTGGTAATTTGGTTCCCTTGTTCTTTGGTTTTACTCCGTAGCAGTTGACTCCAAATTTGGTCTTGGGGTCAAAGTATCCTCCGTTAACACCGGGACGACCACATGCTGTTCTTCTAGACTCGTCGGCTTCTCCTTGGAGGGCTGCCCAGGTTGATTCTTGGGTTGGGTAGAGGGCCATTCCTCCCGCGGACCATCCGTAGCCACACCACTCTGCACCGAGGCTAAAGGCTTCTGTAATCTGGTCTTGCGAAGCCAACTCAGCTCCGTATGCAGCGCAGACGGCTGGAGCTTCTTCATAATTATAGTTATTACCGGAAATATGAAACACTTCTTTAATGTGTATTGCAGTATGTCTTTTTTCATTTGGAGCTGGCACATTTTCGTGAAAGTCTATTTCAAGACCTCCCTTTGATTGCTTTACGTTAACAAATCCAAAGGATTGTAAGACTAGACCAAGCGCTACAACAAAGGCCATAACAATTAGAACAGCTGCGTATGAACCCGAAACCATAAATACAAGTATGGCTAAGACGGCTACACCCGCCATTGATACTGATAATATGACTGGATAGGATAACATTTACTCTTCTAGCCGATAATAAATAAGCAGTCGCATCATCTCACTAATAGGAAACTCGTTCGGTGAATGCTGACGAATACGGGTATCATCCAGGGTAAACCAGGGCTTTCCCGGTGGCATCTCACGAGCGTGAGTAAACCAATGACCACCCGTATGAGAAACAACACTCATTAGGTAATACTTCTTTGAATTAATCACTAGAAGACTTGAATATTGAATAGAAGTTCCCTGCGGAGTCATACGAAATACCATAATTTTTGGAAATGATTCGATAAGTTGTTGTTTGGTTCCTTCGCCGATCTTTGAACAGCCATCGCACTTCCAGTCTTCTAGCTTTTCAACCTTAACAGCATTTGAAATACATTCAGCAATTGGAGTAAGGCGCTTCGTAGGATGGAGCTGAAACTCTACCACCGAATCTCTGCGATATTGTGAAAAAGAACATCCTTCACATTTTACGTGTTCGGCAATCTTGAAACGACACAACTCATCTAGAAAGGGTAACTTATCACATAGGTAAATAAACAGTTCATTACTATCGCCGATACCCTGCCCGGCTGGCATAGTGCCAGTGCGTGCTGCGCTGAAGAATTCCTTTAGTCCTTGCTGACCCTTGGAATTCCAAATAGTATTTAAACTATTATCTACTGCATTATTCTTATCGTGTATTTCTCTCGTATATCTATCACCGACCTCAGGGATTCTAAAAATTCCTTGAAGACATGCATTAACCCAGCAACTGCCGGAAAAATTGTGTAGGGGGAACATATTGTATCTTCTCATTTGTTGTTAAAGCACTTAATTGTAGTTAAGAATCTTTGAGAAGTCATTCAGATAGGGCATTGGTGAAACAGGGCCTGCTGGAAATTCAGCAGCAGGAACATAATCATAGGGGGGAGGGTTGCTAGAATCTTCAGGCTCTCCCTCTCCCTTGGAGTCTCGGTGACCTGGCACGGGGTTATATTCGCCTCCGTATATTTCTGGATACACACCAGAACTAGAAGGCTTTTTACCATTGCTTCCGCCGCTTCCCGAAGGGTCATTTGGATCTACGGGTTGCGCACGAGGCCCGATGATCTTCTGTTCCTTAATTTTCTTAGATGTGTTCGCTGGTCTAATGGGAGTATCAGTTTCTGTATGCTTCACAGTCTTAGAATATGTAAAATCCTTTGCACCTCCTACGTGATTGTCTTGGTGGTCTTGGACATCTTGGGTCGTCATGTGTTCCCGAGTAAGGGTTACTGTAAGATAAAGTAGAGCGATTCCTCCGAGCACGTAAAAAAAACACTGCTCGTTGCTTAATTTCATTTGTCCTTATTAAGAAAATGGCAAAGAAAACTAGAAGACATCGCAGACGCAATACTCGTCGCACTCGTCATCGCAGACGTCGTGGTGGGTCTGATAGACTCCCCCTAGTTCCACCGGACTCTGCCTTTCCTCACTCTACAGCCGGAGAAAGCTCTGATAATGTAATGGGTTATGTTGCTAAGAAGTAAGAGTCTCCGTGTATGCCCGGACCCTTCAGAACAAATCCGGATTTCTTGTATAACGAAATAGCATCCTTATTCGTTGGGTCGACGTAGAGTTGAATTGGCATACCCTTGGGTTTCAGATGTTTGATAATCATTTGAATAAGTTGGTATCCATATCCGCGCCCTCTGTATTCTGGAAGAACAAAGACGTCACGAATAATATAGCCATCGCGCTTTAAGACATACAGAGATGCCACAATCTTTCCATCTTCTGAAATATTAGCAAAGTATTCGCCTCTTTTCAAACTTGTGGGAGAATGTAATCCGACAAGTTTGGTCTTTGAGTATTGTGATGGTGTCCCAATCATTTATGTTCTAGTGGCATAAATTCAGCCTTAAAAATCGAGGAAGCCGCTGCTGATTCCGACGCCTTAACGCCTTCCCACGAAGTTGACATGGCGTCGTAACGAGCTTGGACCTTGGGGTTAGGAGTCTTCCATTCTACGAAGCCAGAAGAAGTTGTGTTTCCTTCTGTGGTTGGGAAAGGAATTCCAACATCAATGTTTGAGGCTGGTGGCTTTTGTCCTGCTAGAGCTGTTATGTATCCTTGCCAACTTGTATCCATTTATCTTCTGCGGCGACTATGTTTGCGCTTGTGGCGGCGTGTGCGTCTACGACCTGCTTTGGCAGCGTCTCTCAGAGGTTGAGTGCGTATGTCGACAACAGCAGCTAGTGGACTGGGGTTACGGGTTCCCTGGCCTTCTCCTTCTACAACATGTGGACCCTCATCACGCGTTTCTCCGAGCTTACCGAGCTCTGCTCTTCTTTTCTCTCTTTGTTCCTTAAGAAATCTGTTCTCATCAGCTGATGACATACCGCCCCGTCTACGTCTGCGAGATTTACCTCCACATTGTGTCATTTTATAGTATTCAGATGAAAGTTTTAACGCGGAATGATAAATGAAGAAGATCCAGAATAGCGATGAACTGAGAAGTCTTATGAAGAAGAAGGGAGTTGTTATATATTTCTTTATGGATGGATGTGGACACTGCGAAGCAACACGCCCTGCATGGGAGGAGCTGTCTCGTTCTGGTATCCCTCTGGAGTTTGCGGAAGTGGAGTCCTCGGTTGTATCACCAGAGTTCGGAATTCGGGGTTTCCCACACTTCCACCTTGTTGACTCAATGGGGCGCGTGAAGAAAATTGACGGCGCAAAAACTTCCAAAGCCGAACTAGCCAATTCATTGGGATTAAAGCGTATTATTTTTAGACCCGGAACTACTCGCAGAGGCAGGGGGCGTTCCCGTAGGTTTCGCCGTAGAGTTCGGAAGACTCTTAAGAGATCCTAATGCTTCTACATAACCCTCCGACTTTATCTTAGCATTTCTAGAAGGGAATGCGCTTGAAAAATCTGGCTCATCCAGACCCTTTCCTAGAAACTTAAGAAACTCATCCTGATTACTTGGAATGGTAGCAGACTGAAGAGTGTGAAAGGTTCTCATTGCTTGGGCTAAATCAAATCTATCCGACATATCCATGTGTAAATCCGATGTGTGTTGGAAAGCCTTTTCAATTTGCTTCTTCACCTCATGACTTGTAACAGGAGCCGCATCTGGGCGATTGGGATTATCGGTTATATCTGTCAGTAAAGGGTTCATAAATGGATTCTTTGCGGAAGGCATGGTATATTTACGGACCTGCTTCATAACTGGTTCGGTGAAGGCTTCGAGTGTTCTCGTGTCTGGAAAAACCTTGGCAGCAATGACGGTAAAGACCAGAACAAGAGGTATGCCGAGAATATACACCGAATTCTTAAAGGCTAGAAATACGCAAAGATAGGTTACAAATCGAACAAGCGCGTTCAAGGCAGTTGGAACATTCATGTAGGGCATCGGGACAAATTTCATCCAGTTTTCAGAATTGAATAAAACTGAAGGATTGTCTACCCACAATGATTCTTGCATCGTATTGTTTACTCACGAGGTTTCCTTTCTGCGACTTTCCGTTGTAGACGCGCTACCATTCGGGCCCGTCTTGCCTCTGGTGAGTTACCTAGGATAACCGTATGAGGAACAGCAGCCTTGCGTCCACCGATGGCATCATTAAACATATCACCAAACGCCGTCTGCGCCTTAACCTTGATTGCCTCAATATCTCTAGCCAGCATTTCCTTCGTGAATTCACCCTTGCGAATCTTATCCTCTAGAGCACTCTTAATCTTCTTCATAACCTTTTCAATAATCGGATTATTCTCCATATCTTGAAAGGTCTTCATCACTTCCTCCGGATTTTCAAAATCTATACCAAGCTCAGAAAGATCTATTAGGTCAACAAGACTTAGAACAACCTTCGCAATTCGCGTAGACATTGCGAACTCAATAATTTCAGAGATTTTGGACTGTGATTCCTCTGACCCGAGTAGTTTTTCAATCTCGTCTACATTATGACCAGCATTTCCCCAGAGACCCTTAAGTGAATCGGATAGCTTTCCAATCTTTTCCTTGATGTTTCCTCCAAGAAAGGCAGCCATGGAACAAGCTTGGACATGTTTCCAGATTAGGTCGGGCTTAGACTGAAAAAGAGGTGAGAGATTAGCTCCAAAGACAACAAACTCTTCGTCAAAAAGAGTTTTGTCTTTCTTAAGAATCTTGAGAACATTTGGAGTTACAAGTGCTTCGAACTCTGCAATTTGGCTTTCTTGAAAGTCGGAAAACTCTGTCCCTGAGAAGGAAGAGCGGAGTTCACCTAGGAAGGTTTTGAATGTTTTTGTGGCATTCATTTTATTATAATGGTTATGAGAGTCTAAACTACTTATTTCCGCCACGGCGATTCATGAGGTCGGTGTCTGCTCCTGTTAGGCATACGCATCCGGAGTCGGTGGTGAACGCTGATGGGCAGCAAGCGGGGTCTACCTTATTTCCTACGAGAAACATTAACTTGTTTTGTTCGAGTGACTTGTTCTGGGGAAGAATTCCTACGGGCATGTGTTCGGATGACATAAATCCTCCCATGGCCGTGTCATAGGGTCCCATACCGGGTCCGTCCATGGGCATTCCAGCATCCTTTTGCATGAAGTGCTCACGGCTCATAAATCCAAGAACGAGTGCTCCAACAAAGAGGGCTACCACAATTCCAGTTTTGTCAAGCTTCATCATTTCTTTACTACTTGGAATTTTATGCGCCAGCAGCTGCCAGCGATGAGGCAAGAACTAAGACAACGGCCAAAATAGAAGGTTGAAACATGGCCAGAATGATTGCTATAATTAACATCGCGATTACGAACCCCTTGATGACGTTCAACGCCAACGAGATAAATCCTTCGACAAACGAAACAAAGGTTACGCCAAGAAAGGCAGCGATATACCCCTCTCCCACCATGCGTCTGAACAAATCCTGAATCTTATTAAGATAGTAAACAAACATTGACATTGGACCCGACGCCTTACCTAGAGTTGATGTGGCAAAGCTTACTACAAACTTACGGACACTTGCTAGAATTATTCGGAACATGGCAAGTGGATTGGTGATGGATTCAAGCATCTCTCCTATGAAGGCAAACTGACTTCCTAGGGCATCTGTTACGCTGGCCATGACATCCTTCCCCATCAGATTCATACAGTGCTGAAAGTTTCCTTGAACACCAATCGGATCTACAAAGCCTGCCATCGGCATATAAATAGGATTACAACGGTAGCTGCTCCAGTTGTCTCTAATTCTTGATAGGTTACCATATAGATGAAAGCCGATGACTGTAGAGATAGAAAGTAGAATTGAACTAAAGAATAAAATGGTCTTTAATTCCATTTATAAATGAATGACATCTTGTACTAGGGGATTATTCCAGATTGCCTCTCCTGTTTGTTCTCCGGCGTAGAAGACATAGATTAGCGATGCGAATACACCTACAATGCGCCCCATAAGAGTTCTGATTCTAATCATTAGATACTGCATGCTGGCCATTAGATTATGGATTTTTCCAAATACCATTTGGAAGACCATCATGAAACCACCACGAACGTTGCTAAACATCCCGCGCATATCGGTTAGGGCATCTCCAATCGAACCTAAGGAATCGGTAACACTTGACATTTGGGCGTTAGAACCGTCCATGGCTGCTCCTGCATAGTCATGGAAGCTTTTGGTAACACAGTTATTGAAATTAGTAAATACATCTGTGCCGCCTACGCTCTTGCTTGCGAGAGCCATGTAGAGAGGGTTACATCTTAGTTCGGACCAGTGATCCCTTACGTATTTCATTTGATTTTCGGCAAAATACATGCTTGACAAAATAAAGCTGGTTAAAACAGCAGCTCCAAATAGTATATACTTGGTCATACTTGGTTGGGGCTCCATTATTAATCAAAACGGAAACCTTTATTTTGATATGACACATGAAAAAGATGGACTATCACCTTCTAGAGTATTCAGAACTCAAGCAAGAGGCTAAGCAGCGGCGTATTAAGATGTATTATGTTATGCGAAAGGCTCAGTTAATCTATCTGCTTTCAATGAAGGACTTACCAGAGAAGTATATTGTGGAAAAGAAGACCATTAAGGAATTGAGAGTAGAAGCTCGAGCTCGTAAGATTCCACAGATATATTTGCTACATCGGCAAGCACTCGTGGATGTTCTGTATCCCCATCTGGGGGATTCCAGACAAAAGAATAACCAGAATCATGACTGTGCAAAGAAACATGATTATCCATAGGGACATAACTCCGAGAAGGTAGGGATACAAATACTGAAAAACCTTGTCGAGAAGGGGTTTAAGTATAGAAAGTTCCAAAAACGCCTGAACATCCGACGAGGCTAAAAAATCTTGGACTGACTTTTTCATATGGTTTTTTGTCTTCTTTTGAATATAAACAAAATGGTAGCTAAAACGCCTTCCCCTAAGGTTCTTGTAGCCCTTGCCGTAGCCGGTCTTGTCCTCCTTTATGCTGTAAATACTTATGGTTCTGTTAAGGGTGGTGCCGACCACATGATGGATAAGCTTGACGGTGCGCTTGGCTCTCGCGGCCCACTTTCTCAATCCGGTCCCTTTGGAGTTGACAAGCACAGCGGTGGAGGTAATGCCCAGCCTACTGAGTCTCTCCAGTCCCGTCGCCCAGCCGGCCAGTCGACCTACACGGAGTCAACTCTTTCGGCCTCTGAACTCCTTCCCAAGGGTGAGATTGGTGCCTCTTGGGCCGCTGTAAACCCTGCGGGCATGGCTGATCTCAAGGGCCAGAATTTCCTCCAGGCTGGTTACCACACGAATACGGCTCTCGCTGGCGTCTCACAGACAAACAGAAACGCCTCTTGGGATGTTCGCTCCGAGGAGCCCAATCCCCAGGGCTCGGTTGGTCCCTTCATTAATACGACGATTGAGGCGAATCCTTTCAAGCGTGGTCTTGACTGCCAAGGACGTTCGGATTAACAAATTTAATAAGTAATAATAAGATGTTACCGGCTGCTGCCTTAGGTGGAACCGCCTTGGCACTAGCATATGCCTATCTCAGCGGACCTAAAAATAATCTTCCAGTAAGAGCTTCAGATGGAAGAGATTATCTTGTTCAAAATCTTCCTGACAGGCAAGAAGCAGCTGAACGTATGGCAAGTATCAGAGCAAGATTGGAAAAGATAGTTGACCACTTCAAAGATGTCAACTACAATCAAGACGAACCCTATCAGCGAATGGTTCGCCTCTTTAACCCAGGTGCTTTACAGGAGAATGATATAACTGCCGATAGCACATCATACTCCGAAAACAAGGGCGAAAAAATCGTAGTCTGTTTGCGAGATAAGACTACGCCCCCGTATCCTCTCATTGACGAAAATACGGTGATGTTTGTTCTTATTCATGAAATGTCTCATTTAATGACATCTAGTATAGGTCACACTCCTGAGTTCTGGACTAACTTTAGAAAGCTGCTCCATGAGTGCATTAAAATGGGTGTCTATGCTCCAACAAATTACGCAAAGAATCCTGTAAAATACTGCGGGATGACCATTAGCGATAGTCCAATCTAGATACGCTGGATAATCTTAGGAAAAAGGTATACTGAAATAATAACACCGGTCAGCATTGTAGAGTATAGTATAAACTTTGACCGTTTATCCCAGTTGTGAACTAGAAGATCGGATAATCCCCATACTGAAATCCATCCAAGAACAATCACAATTACAAAGTATACATCCTTCATTTATATTATCTGTATGAACGTTTCTGGAATTGTTCCAGTCAGAATATCAATCGTTCCTGGGATTAAAACCTGGCTTGCCTTTTCGCTTAACCCAACACGATCATTTACTTCCAACAGAATAGGCTTCTTCTTATTAAACAAAATGTCAATTCCAAAGATATAGTATGGTTTTTTGCCATTCCAATCAGCCTTCAGTTTAATTCCATCAAAAACAATTCTGATTATGCGCTGAATACCTGTTGTGCTACCGGAATCCCAACCATCTGGTAGGTCATTAGGAAATATATAGTTAAACATTGGATTATAGTGTGTATTATGGATAGTTGAATCTTCCCAATTTCCTTCCTGATATGGCTTTTCAGCCATGTAATACCGAATATCGCGACACATATAGACAGCTTCTCCAACAACTAGCACGTGAACTCTTAAATGAAATTTGTGTCCGTTCTTTAGCGCAGGAGTTCTGATATAATCCTGTATTACCCAGGAGTCATACTTATTCTTCTCAACCCATTGTTGGACCTGTTCCGGGGTTTCTACAACTCTGATACCTTCACCAGAATATCCAGGAATTGGTTTCAAAATCTTCAGAAAGTGTTTTGGAAGAACCGCAGGATAGTCTTGCGAATAAGGAATAAAGTCTAGACCTGCAAACTTTCGGTATAAGATATTCTTGTAGGTTATATCGGGTCTCCGAATGGCATTAACAAATCCAGATTTATTCAAATCAACACGGTTGCGATAATATGCGGCCTCACCCGAAAGAAACACAATATTCACAGGAAAGCTAGACGAATAAGTGTAACCCTTTGAAACAAAGACTTCTTTAAAGGCTTTATTTAAATCAGCCTTCCCTGTCCTTACATAGAAGGTCATCTTGTAAGATAGATTGATTTTTTTTGACCGTGAAATGATAAGATGTTAAAGCTTCCTGTATTCTTTAAGGGTAAGCAATATTCTGCATCATTCTTTGATGACGATACGATTGATGTTGTTTCCCAGCAAATTTCAAAGGTCATTGATGTAAATCCTGCGCGACTTTTGATCTTAGTGGGTATTGAGTTTAACAGGAACTACTATACGCAAGATGAGCGAAATTGGGAGACTCTTTTTCATCGTATATCTATGAATGACTTACCACTAGAAAGGGAACCCTTTATTTCTTATTGTTCAGAGTATCGGTCAGACAAACCTGTGGTTCCGTATAAGAAGTATACAAAGGATGAATGGATGTCAAAACCAGTTTTGTTACAACCGCTTTATGACCCGGGAGGAGAGTTTATAGAGTATAGACTTTTCGGTGTAGAATCTTTAAAATCTTATTGTCTGCCGTTAGAGTTTGATTCCGCATCTTCAACTAGAATCCCGGGAGCACAGTATCCAATTCCGGATGATGGTAAGATATTTTTAAGTTTGTATAAGCCTAAGTTTGCAAGGCAGTTTATGGCAATTGAATTCGAAGAAGGTCAGGAGGGGCCGTATTTTCCACTATTCCGCGCAGTAACCCCTCAGAGACTAACAGAAGATCAGATAACAAATCTGGAAACGTCATCAGCTCATTTAAAAGACTTGTTATCGATAGACCCACCTGCTCCATCATCAATTAATATTATACGAACTTCATGGAGAACAGAGCTGGTTGACACAGATTTTGGAGAAGCTGTTAGAACTAGATTTGAACAGATATTTTACGGAATGACTCTTTCTAAAAAGGTTCCGTGTATTTCATTGTATACCGGTAAGGATGAGGTATCACGCCATAAGTTTTATAAGGAATCTGCAACGATACGTGAACCGTATCTAAATATTCCTATGTGGAATGCCTGGTGGACAAAGTCTAAGCCTGCGGGAGATAGACTATCTTCATTGGTATTGTATCGTGGAGACGACCGTGGAGTTTTTGATAGAATTACAATTAAGTCAGAATACATCGTATTTGCAGTATATCGTGACAGCACTAACAAGGATTCTACGGAGAAGCTTAAGGCAAGCATATTGAAGTGGTTTCAGTCCTTTGATGCTATAATACCCTTTATCAAGCCGAACGACCTTCTTGATTGTAGAATTGAATTGCAAGAGATGAGATTCCAAGCAAATTATGAAAAAGATTTAGATCAATTTGACAATCTGAGACTGGGATGTTTAACAGGTATCTTTGAAGAAAATAAATTGAATCCCAATAAGTTTAGATTTCTTCGTGCTGACAATGCTCGTGACGGAATTAATCCGAGAGACTTGAGAATTATTAATTTGATAAAGAGCGATCCCTTTATAAAACCAGATGATGTTAAGAACGAGTTGGGTGTTACTCTAGAAGAAGCAACCAGACTATTAGCATCTGTTAATCAAAAGTTGGAAGAAAATCCAAATTTAATTAATCGCCAGTTCAGAGACTTTCCGGAGCTTGAGATTCATAAGAATAATATTGAAATTAATTCAGTTGATTCAGTAGAGCGCTTTTTGAAGTATGCTAATCTTCTGAGATATATCCTTCAAGACCCGAAGGATATTGATAGAGTCTGCCCTAAGAAGTTGGAGACAACTGATGTTGTTGTATCAACTGTTCAGATGTCTGGGACTGATGAGTTTTCAGATTTGTTCGGATATCTAGAGGAAGACATTCCTCAGGAAGTAGCTGTTCAAGAAATACAGAAAACAGATAAGAACGCTAAGACCTATGGATATTTTATTGAAAGACTGGAAAAGTTTGATCCAGAAACTTTTGGACCAGCTAGTAAGTTTCCTAAGGTATGTGAAAAGAAGTATCAACCAGTTTCATTTACCGACAAAGAAATTAGTGAAATCGTAAATGATGTTACCAAGGGTTCAGAGTTCGATCCACGCGAATATCCAGAAAATAGACGAATGGATTGGGAAAACCCGAATGGACTATTGTTATGTCCTGATTATTGGTGTATGTATGATAAGATTCCCCTACATGCTGATCAGTTAGAAGTTGTAAAGGGAGAGAAGGTATGTCCGGTATGTTACGGAAAGATTCAGGATATTAAGGCAGGCAATACAGATCCTAGAGAGTATCCTGTTATTCAGAGATCTGAGCGCGACAAATATATAAAATTCAAGGATGATAAGTCTCCATTAAATGGTAAAAATCTACCGTGTTGCTTGAAGACACCTGCCAAGGAAAAGAAGATGGTAAAGGGTGATACAAGTGAATACTATATTCTAAGCGAGTTTAAGGAAGTTGGTTCTCTTCGATTTGCCTATCTTCCAGATTCACTTATTTCATCCTTGAGTCTGAATGAAACCTACGGAATTCCTAAGAAGTCTGATAATCGTATTCCAACTGGAGTTTCATCTTTCTTTCGTGTTGGTATGGAAAATCCTGCAGAAGACCTTCCTAAGTTATTAAATTTAACAACGAAGGTTCTTTCGCCGCGCCACCATGTAAAGTATATTTTAAGATGTTCCTTTGTGGCATTATGGACTGAGTTATCTGACAAGTATTTGGATGAGATAGAAGCTCAGTTGGATATGAAACCTTTTTCGGAGTGTGAGGTTTCTCGAAAACATATGGCTCAGTTAATTTCAGCAATTGACGATGCTTTTATTGAAAAGAGGCTAACTCCAATTCAGTCTCTGGAATATACAGCGATTTTGCTAAAAACAGATTTCTTTCCAATTGATTTGGCAACGCAGACGATGAGTTGCGCGTTCAGCACTCGAATGGTTCCAACTGGTTCACGAGCAATTATTATTCTTCAGAGTGGAGATAGAACCGATTGTATATCACATGTCACGCGTCAGCAGAGAAAATTCCAGTTTCGTTCTAATATTTTTGAGCCACCCTTTAAGAATGAGACGTTCGTTGAGCTTCGTTCCAAACGCAAGAAGGCATGCCAGACTGGTATACCAACACTAACAACAGCCCTAAATGTTATGGAACAATTAAAAGAGACAGGATTTTCTGTAGTATTAGATCCGTTTGGTCGTGCGCAAGCTCTGTATACTCCGGGTAAGATTATTCTACCATTTCAGAACACACCTATTCCTTCAATTAAAAGTCCGAAGATTTCTGGATTTCATCAGTTGAAAGAATTACCTACATACGAAGGGACGAAGGCGTTTCTAGAAAGAGTTGCTAAGGTTGCGAATGGTTACGAATGGAAAGAGGATATGTTTGATGGGAGTGGAAACATTGTAGAAGTTATGACGTCTAGCGGGTTGCGAATCCCTGTTCAGCCTACAAAGGGAGAGGGAGAACATTCAGAAGTAACGCAGACTATTATTGAAAGTTCAGAAACCAAACTGGCTCTTGGTAAGCAAAATGCCAAGGATCTTGAAACATACAAGACAATTTCGTATGCTGCTGAAATATATGAGTTTTTAATTTTTCAACTAACAAATGATCTTGAAACAGAATCAGAATTGAAGCAGGTTCTTTCAGAACTCTCGCCAAAGAGAGCGGACCTGGAACCTCTTCTTGAGGAATGGTTTGATGATATTACGCAGTTTGTGTCGCTACAATCTCCTATTGAATTTTTATCAAAGATACGAAAGCCATGTGGTCAGTTTAAGAATAAGGATGTATGTAACTCAGCGCATATGTGTGCATGGAATCCGAAGGCAGAACCTGGAAAGCAGTGTCGTATTCAGGTAAGAGATACTGTAACAAAAAAGAAACTGTTTGGTAAGCTGCTAGGAACCCTTCTAGAAAATTCAAAGATTCGAGCAATGGTTTTAGATGGAAGAACAACACCCTTCTTTAGCACAATTTTGTATCTAGAGCTGCCTACAGAAATAATATATACGGATTTGGACATTAGAGAGGTGATGAATTCTCGGTCAGCATAAGTAATTTAAGCGCACCTTGTATCCTATAAGTAGGGCGGCGGCCAAGCTCTTGTAGCTCAGCGGTAGAGCATCGGTCTTATGAGCCGAGGGTCGTGAGTTCAATCCTCACCGGGAGCATCGCGTTAATAGTTCAGTGGTAGAATATGGGTTTTCCAAACCTACGACACGGGTTCGATTCCCGTTTGACGCAAACTAGGTCATAATGATCCTAAGAAATTTTCAAGTCCTATCATCTAGTGGTTAAGATACGGGGCTTTGAACCCCGTCACCCCAGTTCGATTCTGGGTGGGACTATCATCAGCGTAGCTCAACGGTAGAGCACCGGCCTTTTAATCCGGTGGTTGGGGGTTCGAGTCCCCTCGCTGGTATGGACCTGGATATGTCTTTAAAGTGTCCTTTTTCCAATATGGTGTAACGGTTAGCATACAGGGTTTTCACCCCTGAGACTCGGGTTCAACTCCCGGTATTGGAATTTTAATAAATATTTTCTGGCCTTCTAGCTCAGTTGGATAGAGCGCTCGCCTTCTAAGCGAGAGGTCCCGGGTTCAAGTCCCGGGTGGGCTTCTTGGTTCCTTAGCTCATTTGGTAGAGCATTCGGCTGTTAACCGGAAGGTGGTGGGTTCGAATCCCACAGGAATCGCAGGGTTTGTTTGTTTTCCTAAAAAACATCCCCGCCTTTTTAGCTCAGTTGGTAGAGCACCAGCTTTGTAAGCTGTAGGTCCTGGGTTCGATTCCCAGAGAAGGCAATTAACATGGATGTCCGAGCGGTTAAGGAGAAGGCCTTAAGAGCCTTTGCAGAAATGCGCGTGGGTTCGAATCCCACTCCATGTACTTCAGAGAGTAAAAACTTACCTTCTGAAGTAAGAGCCTACGGGCACATGAGAATAGGACGCATGTTGAAATCAAAGGGGCGCGTGAACTTGTCCTGCCACTTGAAGTAGACGTCAACGTCCGTTGCGATTGCGACGCAGTAAGTCTTGCCTACGGGGTAGAAGAGGAGCATCTGGCCCTTTTTGGGGTGAAAGATGCCGTGCACGGGAATTCCGTGGACGTTGTCAGCGTTGAACTGGTTCTCGAAGTCCCGAGCGATTAAGTCTAAATCGGGGAGTACGCCGAGCACGGCGGGTGCCGAGTGCGAGCGCATCGGTACGGAGGCCATGGTGGCAGGGGGAATAACTTCTAAATTTTAGTGTTAAAAATCCGTTTTGAGCTAACTTACGAAAGCCGGCGGCGAACGGGCGGCGGTGGCGGCATATCGTCTTCGGTTTCGGTGTCTGCCTCGGGGAAGAGGTTACGCGGAATGATGGTGAGCTCGCGAACCGGGCGAATGCGCGGCGGCAACAGAGGCACAACGATCGGGCGAACAACTCGGGGAGGAGTCGAGTTCATTGTGCACGGGACGCATTAATCAATTGTAAAAACTAAATTCGTTTTTACTTCAGGTGGGGGTTGAGGCGCTTGAAGCGAAAATCGAGCATCTTGTGCGTGATGAACCCCAGAATGAGGTCCGCGTTGCACATGTCACACTTGGCGTTCTCGAACTGGTTAATGAAGGAGCAGCACCAGCACGTGATGGCGGGATGCGAGTCAATGGGATCGGGGCAGGCCTTAACCTCCACGCTGTGGCAGGAGCTGTTTAGGGACAGCTCAGACATGTCGTCCCCGTCAAAGAAGTCCCGGAGGAAGTCGACGAGTTCCCTCCACATGGAGGCAGTCATGGGAAACCCCCGGCGGATGGCCATGGAGTTTACCTCGAGAGCGGCGTCGATTGCGAGAGTTGAGGATGCCATGATGGCAGGAGAATACTTTCTAAATTTAGAAGTTAAAAATCCGTTTTAAGGACTAGGCCCAGATGTTGGTAATCTTTGCGGGGCGCGGCCAGAGCTTCAGGGAGCGGGTGGCCAGTGGCTTCCAGATGACGACTGTCTCGGGAAAGGTGGGGAGCTGGCGCACGATGGTGGGCGGCTCGGCGATCTCGGGATCGTCGGAGTCGGATTCGCAGAACGCGGTGTTCTGCGGGTCGTGGATGCTGTCGTCGAACATGTCGATCAAGAAGTTCTTGAGGCGATTCCACTGGTGTTCGGAAACGGTCGCACCCATCTGCCGAGCAACATACTTGACGTAGTCGACAGACAGGAGTGCGAGTCCGTTGGGAGTGCGCATCATGCTGGAAGAGCTCATCCTGGTGAGACTGACAACAATATTACATTGAAAAAATCCATTTTGGTCTACGGGATGAACTTGTGATCAATCTTGACGTGAAAGCCGCAGATACACTTAATTACGCACTCTTTTTCGCAGCGCTTGTGGCTGGAGTAGAGAAAGGCGTTTTCGGTGTCGATGAGCCACACAAGAATAGAGTCAACAATCTCAGATTCCTTGTCACCGACAAAGAACGTGGTCGAGCCGAATCCAGCGCCGTAGTTTACCGTGACTTCATTCTTGTTTTCAGAAGAATTGAAGTCTAGGAAAATGTTTGGGTTTCCGTCCTTGTAAAAGACGGGGCGCCCCTTTCCCGCGATGTCAACTCGAAGCGAGTCCTTGCTGACGGAAAAGCGATTGTAGGCGGTGCGGATGTTGGAGGATGTCGTAGTGCAGTGAGCCTTTCCAGAAAAGGATAATAGGTTTTCTGCTGTGAGCATTCTCGGGGAATATAAACTTTTTCAATTAAAAACAATTCCGTTTTAGTAAATCTCAGAAAGAGCCTTAATAATCCCAATTTGTTCTGATTCGTCTGCGCACCGGATTGTTAGATCTTCGTGATAGCAGATGAATTGGATTACGTAGGTGTTAGTCTCTGGAGTGTTGTTGAAAGAAAACACAAGAGGTTTCCATTCAATAACATCGTGAACTGTGTAGTGTGTGCCGTTTGCAATAACGTCGAAGGTCGGGTAATCCTGAAGATCGGAGTGATTGCGTTTCGGCATTGTATAGTATCTAGACTGTGCCAAAGAAAAAATCCATTTTCGTTCACCCGTGCATAACAGCGTGAGCGGCACGGAGCACATCGACCGCGTCGGCCATGTATGCTTCGAGCACAGCGTCACTTGTAAGTACCTTAGTGAGTTCCTTCAGGTCGAGGCCATCGTGGAGCATTCCTACGATTTTTCCTGCTGAAGGCTTGAAATCAATAACTCCTGCGAGTTCTACTTCAGTCTCCTTCAAGATTTTCTCAACCTTGACGAAGATCTTTTCACAGAGAGCAGTGCGCGTCTCTGAGATTGTCTTGGACAATAGCTTAATAGGAGCGTCCGACTCCTTTGGCGACTTTATGCCGCACATGGATAGTGAGTGAGTATGAGACTTGTTGATCTTCACACACACTGGCTTGGTGCAGAAGGGCTCGTGAGGCCGCTTGCACTCCTCTGCCGTAAACTTGCACCCGTTCTGAGTGTTGAAGAACTTGCACGGAGGAGTCTGCATTCTGCTGTTGATGTATGTTCTTAAAACTAATAATAATCCGTTTTCACACAAATTGACAGACAGTTGCCTTTCAATTTGTATTTATTAGGATATATAGGCTAGTTCTTGACCACCACCAGTTTTATACGAAACTGGAAACTTACGCCGAAGGCTTGAGGAAGTGGACCTTGAGGTAGGTCTGGAGGTTAAGATACGTAACCTCATCCTTGTCCGTCACACGAAGAAGCTTCGCAAGCTTGGCATCAGGGAGGATGCGGCGCTTGAACGAGGGGTCAAAGCAGTTGTGCGACTTGACGTAGCCCGAGATGAACTTCGTCACATCCGTCTGGCTCTTCTGGCTCTTGGAGGGAAGACCCATGAACGCCGAGAGCTCATCCGAAAGGGGGCGGACCTTGAGGAAGGCGTTGTTCGCGCGACGAGCATCATACTTGACACGCTCCTCAGGAGAGAGCGTCGCGGGGTCAACCTTGCGGCGGCGCTTGGAGTCGCGAGCCTCACGCTTGATGGCCTTCGCAGCCTCCTGGAGCTCGTGAGCAAGAGCGCGGTAGTTCTCAGCAGCCGCCTTGGCCTGCGTGCGAACCGACTCGAGGGCAGCCGTAAGGATCGCATCAGCAGTGCGAACCTCAACAGGGGCAGCAACGGGAGCCGCCGTGGGAACAACCACCGTCGCGGCAGCGGGTGCGGCCTTCTTAACGACCTTGGGGGCAGCAGCGGGGACTACGGCAGGGGCAGGGGCAGTCTCAGTCTTCTTGGCCATCTTGTTTGACTTATTCTGGGAAACAGAAGAAGACATTTCTAACGCGCTTGGTATACTCTATGATATCGTGACCTGTTTAAATCACAAACGATGGCGAGCGCTCATAATTTGGAAGCATACATCGTAAGGGTTTTTACAATCCCTCAATATTTTCAAAAGAGTGCTACCGATATAATATGCAACATTAGTGTCTAGTGTTATTTCTAGTGTTTGTCTCCGCCAGCATGTTCTCATCCAAATATAATACAGGTCGCGTCTAGTATTTTTCTTTTCAATTGCCCATAGCATGAGCGACTCACACATATAAGAAGTAAATAGCCAGAATTGTGTTCTATTTAAGTTGAGTAGAAGACCTATATCAACTTCTTCAAAAAGGTGTTCTCCTAAATACTGTCCGATTAGCATCCAATGATCTGCAAATACCTTTTCTAGTTCACGAGTTCTTGATGATTCGTGAAATAAACTCAATGGAGTCTTTCCTCTAAGATAGGCAACTTCTTTGAGGCGCTTTCGAGTTTCTAATGACAACTCTTGTCTTGTGTATGGATTTGTTGGCTTTAGTTTTTCTAGAGACCAGGCGTAGATTGTTCTAAAATCAAAACAGTAGAGTTTACCATCTTCTTCAAATGAAAAATAATTACCTGGGTGAATTTGAGATGTTTCCTCACAGGTTACTAGATCATCTTGATTATGACAGGCTCCTCTTTTCATTACTCCAATCCCTTGAAGAACCATTCGATACCTAACTCGATAGCCATTCCAAATCTTCTGAATCTTTTTTGCTGCCAACGACCTATCATCAGTATCAACCCACAAACGCGGCTTCTTCATCTTCGCATGCTTTCCACAAAACTTTAAGTTTTTTAAAGCCTTCGCAGAACATCTTTCAGTCGATGCCTTGTTTTTTACAGACTCGCATATCATTTGTTATCTGTTATAGACTTGTTTCTTGAAAACGGATTTACATGTTGATTACATGATATAATCAACAACCAGAACCAGCAATATGTCGACCAACGCAATCGTCAACGTAACCAATGCTCTTATCGACCGTGTGTCCTTCTCCGAGGCAAAGCGTAACAAGCAGGGAGGTCTCGGCGTATCACTTAAGTATGATGGCCAGAACTTCGCGCTTCGCCTACCTCGTATGAATTTCCCCGGCGGCCTCCTTCAGCGGGAGGACGAGAAGAGCGGCAACGTATCGTATTCACTCATCGGCTCTCTTAAGGGCTGTGACCCATACGCGAAGGAGCGCTCTGCTGGCGACGACGATATGTCGAAGCTTTACAACTTCCTACTAGATATCCAGAGCAAGCTGATTAATGCTGCTACGGAGAACAGCTCGAAGTGGTTCGGCAAGAAGCGTGGCGAGGAGTCTATCCGCGACAGCTTCAATGAGCGCAGTATTCTCAGCGTCTCATCAGACAAGGTCGGAGACGAGTATGTGCCTAATGGCAAGTATCCTCCTTCCTTCCGTCTAAAGATTCCCGTGTATGACGGTCGCATCGCTATGGATGTGGTCGACTCAAGCACGAAGCCCGTGTATCTCACTCTCGAGTCTCTTCGCTCCGTCTTTCCCAAGGGCGTCGGCGCAAACCTGATTGTGAGTGGCTCGGTGTATATCATCGGCCAGTCGTTCGGTGTAACGTGGCGCATCTCTATGGCACAGATCTTCCCTCAGTCTCGACTGACGGCGGCTAGTGCCTTTGAGGCTGTCCCAGAGGACAACCAGTCTGTCGACGAGGCTCCTACTGAGTCTCAGGTCGACGTTCCAGTCGTTGCTGCTGATCCTCCCGAGGCTCCTGTTGAGTCTGCGGGTGGTTCGGCTGCTCCGGGCCGCAAGCGTCGCGTAGCTGCTCCAGTCTAAAGACCTTCGAGTCTCTAGGCGGATAGTATACTACGAATGATTCATCTATAAATATGGGACTCGTGATTTTCACGGTCTTTTTCACTGCTGAACACATTGGTGAAAAAGATGTTCCGCAAGCGCATTCATATACGCTTGGGAATCCTTCTGTCAAGTATCTTGGCAACACTAGACGATTAACTCCCTTCAGAAGAACATCAGAATCTATACAATCTTGATAGGCCTCAGATGATAACATAGAAAATATAGTTTCTCCAGTCTTCCAGTCCTCCTGAAATAAGGTTCCATACGGAGACTCTTTGAACCAGAGTGTTTCGAAGACTGCATGATTTCCAGATTCGTGCTCAGCCAAACCAATACGAGCTAGGTCATCATTATATAACCAAAATACATCAAGTCCTTCTTTCTTATACGATATGTCTAGTGCTCCACGATAGACTGTCTTCTCTGAATACGACCATTCAGATGCATCATGATCTTCGTCATTTTCCGCTATATCAGGTGAGATATCCGTATAGAGGAGTGTTGGTCTGAGTATAGAATACATTAGATTATTTCCGGATTTGTTTACGTCTATGTTTGCGCGTCTTACGACTCTTACGTCTGTGCTTACGAGTTCTCTTTCTTCCTCCCACAGGGTCTGAAGGATTTACAGTTTTATTCAAAAGATCTTCGGGGTCGGTATCACCCATATCCTCAGGAGGAGCCTCCGGTAGTTGTTTAATCTGTGTTCCCAGCATTTTTCTAAAAAATACCTTTTCATCAGGAGAAAATCTCTCAAATAAGGTTTCAAATTCATTACCAGATTCTACCTGAATAGCAAATATGTCTGCATAAGTTTGTAGTATTATTTTTTGATTAGGTCTTAAGGGTAAAGCACTAACTGCAGGAGGAAACGATTCTCTCAAAAGAACAGCAAGCTCTTTCATCTTCGACGAATCATTCTTTCTCAGATTATACGCATTTCTTAAGAAATCTATTCCTGGAACTGCTTGAACAGGAGCATCGGGTCCAGATGGACCTGGATCCATTTGTCTTAATCAAACGAAACTTTAACAGTAACATCGTGACGGGATAGAGAATTGGTAGCAGAGTTTGAAAGCTCGTGACGCTTACGACGCACAACCTTATCAGACGTATCCTTTAGTTCCTGAAGACGTGATTCCATATCTGCGTGAACGGCGAGACGATGCACTTCTAGGTAATCGATGACACCATCCGTAATAATCCATTCAAAGAAGTTTAGCTGCCCAACAGTAGTATCAAGCCCGTGAAATTTAATTCTTTTACACCGACAGAACGGGTCAAACATTTTTTTGCTGTATGCCTTCAGGTGACTCTTGTATGACAAATAAACAATTACATACTTGTCCTTGTTCATGAAGGCTACATTGAACTTCTTCGCGTAGTTCGTTACAAACCAATCTATTAGACGAAGAGAGAGGATAGACTTTCCGTTTAAAATATCGGATACCTTCGTGATGTTCTCTTGGCTGCTGTAAAACTTCTCTAGACGATGAAGAACCCATTGTTCTTGACTCTGAATTTGTTCCATTTGAACTTCATTAATTTGGAATCTTAAAACCCATCATCGAAAACGGGTTTTAGTATTCTTACCGTGTATAAGCCAAGATGAGCATCGAGGAAAGAATCGCATACCTCCTGGAAAACTATGGAATTGATGACCAGCGCACACAGGCGTGGTTTACAAAACGTGGAGAGATGCTAACTGCTTCTGAGATTTCCAAATCTTTTGCAAGCGCTTCTCAGTCTGCTCGTCGTGAACTAATTCTATCAAAGCTGAGTCCCCCCAAGAAACAGGACGGACCTGGTGTCGGCGCTCTAATCTGGGGAACACGATTTGAGCCGGTTGCTAAGGAAATCTATTGTCACACAGAAAAGGTTAAACTAGTAGATCTTTCATGTGTTCGTCATCCAGAGCATGCCTTTCTGGGAGCATCTCCGGATGGTCTTATTCTAACTGATGATGAGCGAAATGGTCGACTCATTGAACTAAAATGTCCTATCTCTCGTTCATTTGATGATACAACGGCAGTTCCAGATGCATACTATCACCAGATGCAACTTCAGATTGAGTGCACTGGTCTCAAAGAGTGTGATTACGTAGAGATGCAGTTTAAGACTATGAATTACTCTGAATGGTCGGAGTCAAAGGCAGAGTTTAAGTCTTGTTTTGCCGTTGATGACGGAGGAGCAGTGATGTATCGTCTAATTAATGACGCGCTCGATGTTCACGAGTGGCAAACACTGGTTCTTCATAATCCCATGGAGTGGCAGATTCTATACTGGGTTCTGGTAAAGAAGCGCTCAAAGCTTATCCAAAAAGATCCAGATTGGATGCCAACACATTTTCCAGAAATGAAGGCAACGTGGGACGAGATTCTAAAACATCGTGAAGATGGAACTCTCCCTCTTACTAAGGATAAAGGGATTTTAGAGGTGTAGAATATTTATAGTAAATGAATCGTATAATTCTTGTACAACAATCAGACTATGAATATATGGTTGAATATGTTAATACATTTAAAGGAAGTGATACAATTTTTGTTTACGATGTAAATACACCAAAATTTACAGAGATTGCTTATTATCTTTGTGTTCGTAGAGTGCCATTTAGTCTGCTTCCTGAAGGTTGTAAGATTGGGTTTGTGAATACAGAACAGCTTAGTGTTGCTTCAAAGATGGAAGAATACAATACCTACGTAAAGGATAACGTAGAAGTTTTTGATTATTCTCTTCATAACATCAAACTTAGTAAGAAGGGTGTTCATCTTCCATATCGTGAGAATCCCGAAGAGACTGCCTTTCTAAAGAAGTGTCTTGACGTTCCAAAGAAATTTAACATTTGTTGTATCGGAGGATACTCTGAGTTTCGTATGAAAAAATTGAAGATGTTAACTGACAGTGGGTTTACAGTAAAATTTATTACCAACACCTTTGGTCAAGAAAGAGACAGACAAATTGGAGAATGTTCTGTTCTACTCAATCTTCATTATCAAGAAGAATTTAAGGTTTACGAGTCAATTCGCTGTGAACGACTACGTTTTGCTGGAATGAAAGTTGTAACAGAGCCCTGTGCCGATACTCCTTCAGACGTCATTATTACGGAAGATATAGTTTCAACAATAAAGGAACTGATTCAAACTGCGGGCTCTCTAAAGATTGGTCTGTGTATGATTGTTAAGGACGAATCACATATTATTCACGAGGTTCTTGAATCTACACTTGCGCTTATCGATACCTTTAGTATTGTTGATACAGGATCAAGTGATAATACTATTCAAATTATTAAAGATTTTTATGCCAAACATGGGGTCAGCGGTGAGGTTCACGAAAAAGAGTGGAAGGGATTTGGAGAGAGTCGCAGTGAAGCTCTGCGCACATGTGATGGTAAGATGGACTATATTTTGATGATAGATGCAGACGACTTAATGGTATTTCCTCCAAATAGTAAAACTGAGCTAAAGAAAATTCTTAATGAACTCAAACCTAATGCGTGCAATGTAGAGATTCGGAGAGGAGAAAATAATTGTCTTGAATATCATCGCACTCAGATTTTTAAGGCAAATGATAATTGGAAATATGTTGGTGTTCTTCACGAATATCCTACAAACGGAAAACAGAATAGATTTGTAAAATTACCAGATAACATCTATATGATAGGTAGAACAATGGGCAATCGGTCAAAGATTGCGGAGGGAACTGAAAAGTATAAGAAAGACGCAGAAACTCTACTGGCCGAAGTTAAGAAAGACCCAGATAATGATAGAAATATATTCTATCTTGCGCAATCATACCGAGATGCTGGAATGTTGGATGAAGCAGTAGAATGGTATAAGAAGCGCTTTGAGATGGGACGATGGAGAGAAGAAATGTATGTAAGCGCCTATAATATTTCTAGACTTCTTCACAGCAAGGAATGGGCTTGGAAGGCACACGAAGTTTGCCCGCACAGAATTGAATCACTTGTTACATACGCTACGCAGTGTCGTATGAAAGAAATGTGGTCAAATGAAGTATTTTCAATGCTGACGTATGCCTCGAGTATCCCTAAGCCAACACAGGAATGTCTCTTTATCGAAGCAGATATCTATTTGTGGAGAGTATTTGATGAACTTGCTATTTCTGGAGCCTTTACTGGTCGTAAGGATGTTTGTAAACAGATGTGTATTAAACTTCTACATGACCAGAAATTTCCTTCCTTCCAAAAACAGCGTATTGAAAATAATCTAAAGGCATGCCTTTAGGGGATATATGAATCAAACATATTTACTCTGAAGGGTGATTCCACACCTTGAATAGGCGGAGCAGCAAACCGACCATCTGGCCGAACGTGATTTGTATCCTGTCTGAAAGAAGAATTACCCATCTCCTTCGTCTTTCTAACATTACCCTGTTCTAGAAATTCTGGAACATAATGATCTCTGAATCTAGAAATTACCGCATAACCGATAAGAGCTGCTACAGCAAAAAATACGAATGAAGGTAGATTTTCCTTCCACTTCATTTGTATACTTAAAACGGAAAGAGTTTTCATCGATAACAACAAGAGTAAGAATGGAAGACCGCGCACTCGAGACACTTAAGCGTATGCTAGAAAGTCGTAAGATTAAGATTGATGCCGTAGAGACACTTGCTGCTCCTCTAGATGAAACGCGAATGTATAATATTGGAGGAATCCTAATCATCTTCAATGAAAAGAGCCGTCTGAACGAGAACGCTCTGCAGTCGTATATCACATTTTCTGAAGAGAACAACTACAATAATGGAACAATTGTAGTATCACTTGTTCCTCCCTCTGAGAATGTGATTAATGTTATTCGAAACTACAACAAGGAAAAGCATCCTCTACTCCAGCTGTTTGACATTCGTCGTCTTCAGTTTGATATTACGCAACATCGCCGTGTTCCTGCTCACCGTATTATTAGCGAGGATGAGCTCATGAAGCTAGAGAAGAAGATGAATATTGTAGATCCAAAGAAGCAGCTGCCTTGGATTGATTCTCAGGATGCCATGGCTAAGTGGATTGGAGCCAAGCCGGGAGACGTTGTAGAGGTTACTCGATTTTCAGAGTCAGGTGGCAATGTTCTATATTATCGTTATTGTGTAGCTAATGTTCTAGAGACTTAGATAAATGGAGTCTACTATTGAACAGTATCGCATGAATTATATTCAATACGCAACTACCGGTGAGCCAAAGTATAAGGCAGCGTATGAGGCTGCGCAGAAGACACTAGATACCTTTTTACAGTCACAAACACCAGAGGACGATAAGGTTGAACAAATCTATGATCATGCTATGACAATCCCCGCAGCATCCCTCCCACCGTTGCCCCCATCTCAGACATGGAAGTACTGGGCGATTGGAATTCTTGGGTTGGTATCAGTGGGCCTGATGGTGTTATAAAAATCATCATTATGACAAATACTATACCAGCGAGTAACATTGAAAGAAATATATTAAATTGACGACGAGTCCTGAAAAGCTTTTCATTCTCGCGGTCAAATATTGTTTCAAAGGATGCTTGCTTTGTTCTTTTCGCCTTTAGTTCCTCGTATTCTTTTTGATACTTCATAATTTCATCCGTCATGTCTGAAATTGTCTTAGGGTCAAATTTATTGTTCGATTCGCCAATAAACGAACGAATCATGGCTGCGAGCTGGGTATTCAATTCCATAACCTGTTTAACTAGCTCACCCTGTTTCTCAGTATCTGGCTCATATACGGCGAGACTCAGAAGACGCGTATACTCCGCCTTAGATTGGGCATACTCTTTCTTAAAATTTTGTAAGTCAGAGTCTCTATCTTTTTGATATTGATTGATATCCATTACTTTTTATCGAGGTATAATAAATGCCTAACATAAACTCTAACGGTAAGTTTGGGCGGTCTATGGATGCATCTCAGCTTATAGAGCTTCGTCGTAAGTATGTCAACGCAAATTTGATGTTACAGGTTAACGACGAGAATGACCCAAATATTAAGCCCCGTTTTAACCAAGATAAGTTTAATCGCGAGCCTCTTACGAGTGGTGTTACCGAATATTACTTTCAACGCGGGCTTGGTCCAGTGTATTCTATATTCGGAAAGAAAGTAAACACGTAATATAATACGATGGATCTTATAACAGATGAGCTGAATAAACTAATTTCAACAGAAATCACACCTGATCAATGGAATGCTGTTCCAGGTGGTCTAGATAAGGTATCTGCATCCTCCCTAGGCTTTGCGTGGGGAATAGGTTCAGGTCAGGTGTGGATTTGTCAGCTTCCTTGTGAAGGTAATTGGAAACCAGCAACAATTCCAGAATCAACCAGCATACTTGATATCGCAACAGATGAATCCAAGGTGTATGTTCTTTATGAAACCGCAAACGGAGTAATGTTTGCTTCAAAGGCTGCTAATAACTCCGATGATTGGATTACGGTAACAGGTAAACCTGGTATGACAAAAATTATTAGCACTGGCTCATATATTTGGGGACAGACTGGCTCACAGAAATGGCGCATCCATAAACCAGTAACAATGTCAAACTGGGTTCAGGTTACAACACCAAAGTCAGTTACTATAACATCTGCCAGCTCGTCCAATCTATATGGTGTTGATGACCAGGGAAATGCAGTGAAGACCGATGAGGCTATGCAGTCAGATTGGTCAATCATACCACAATTTGGAGGAAAGTATACAAATGTTCTAGGAGACTCAGATCAGACAGCTCTGTATGGTCTTGAACAATCAAATGAAATTCAAAGATGTCTAAACGGAACTTGTTCAGAACTTTCAACGCAAGGCTATATGCCCCAGGCACTAACTCTAGAGCCTGTTTCAAATCAGCTTTGGATGACTACAACAACTCCTGGCGATTCCGGAAATATTTTCAGTAAACAAGGAACCACAGACTATTCGAATGTTTTCAAAATGACACAACCCTACGAAAAAGAAAGAGACAAGATTGTTCAAAATGTAGAAGCAGAATACTCAGAAACTACTGCGGCAACAGCAATGTCTAAACAACTTGAGCTCATTAAGAAATTTTTTGAAGAACTATTTGGAAGCGTTCCTAAGAACGTGAATGATGATACTAAGACGAAGATTACAGATGTAGTTTCAGAAACTGAGAAACTTATTAACTCATCTTCTCTAATTAAGAAAATATTACTCTTGCTTGCGGCAACATCAGCAGTTTACTTGATTGGAAGTATACTGGGTAGCCTCACACATATGATAGCTTTGGCAGTCTTTGCTGGCGGACTATTATACCTTATATTAAACAATGGCGTGTGACATTCAGTGTCAAAAAGATAAACAACTTCAAATTCTTCAAGGCGCCTTGCATGAAGCCACAGTAAGAAAGGGAACCGATCCAGAAGCATACGAAAATGCCAGAACCGCCTATTATACCCTAAAGGATGGAGCTGGTTGGCTCCACAAGGAAAAAGAAAGAAAGGCTATCCAGGAGATTGACCCCCTAATCGATTCCTACAGACGGAAGATAGGAGCTGCGCAAGTCTCGCAGGCTGCACAAAGCGCAAAACAACAAGCACTAAAAGATATTGAAAGCTCGCAGATTGGCGATGAAGATGAAGTCAGATTTGTTCACAGAATGGTTATGAAAGAAAAGGATTCTGCAAGTGTTCGTAAACGTCTGCTAGATTTTGGAGGCGGTGATTCGCAGGGAGGATCGGATTGGTGGTCAATTATATTAGACATCACTATATGCGTTCTTGTTCTTGTAGTGGTCTATTTTGGGTATAGTTACGCAACGAGACCTGTTGGTTCTTTCATGTCATAATAATAATGGAATACGAGTGGACAAAGTATCTAGTTATTCTATCCTTGGTCTTTCTCTTATATTGGGTCTCACAGTGGGCATCTACTGTTGAAGGGTTTGAGGATGGAAAGTCTGTTATGCTAGAAGACCCTGAGAAGTATAACGATTCAGTCTATGCTAGTATTTATAAGGCTCTATGGCATTCTTACGACAAATTACAGTTTGAACAGGTATCCTTTCAAGACATTGTCCTTGCTGATTGGCCAAAGGCAACTGTGAAGGTTCTCGATATGGCGTGTGGAATTGCTCCACATGCCTGCTGGTTCAAAAACTTAGGAGTTGACTATACTGGAGTTGATTCATCAAGCGACATGTTAGACGAGGCAAGAAAGGAATGTCCTTCTGCAAGATTTACAAAGGGTGACATAACAAGTCCAACTCTTTTTTCACCAAAGTCTTACAGTCACTCATTTCTCCTTGGGTTTGCTATATATTGCTTTCCAAATTCTAAGACTATCTTCGATAATGCTTACCATTGGACCCAGCCTGGTGGAACCTTTGTAGTTCATATGGTTGAGCCAGATAAGTATGATCCAATTCTGGATTTGTCAACACCCTTTGCAGCATTCTCTCTTCAGAAGTATTCAATCGAGCGCCAAACCAAATCCGACATATTCTTTGACCAGTTCAAATATACAGGAACGTTTAATAAGAAAAAGGACGAAGATGATGCCACATTTTCAGAGGTTATTACATATTATGACACAGAGAGTAGTCCAGACAATATCAAGTATCGCGAGCAAAAGCAACGCTGGACAATGCCTTCTATGGAGCGTCTGATTGAAATTGCTAAGACTTCTGGATTTAGACTAAAGGATAAGGTTCATCTTGTATCCTGTTCTAAGGAATACCAATATCTCGTTTATTTTACAAAGTGAGAACAATGGCACGTAGTCGCAAACAACAGGCAGCTATTGCGATTAGTAAGCGCAGATCAGGAGGATTACGTGGAATTCTTAGACCTACAGGAATGACTCCTGCAGGTCTAGCAAAATTAAAGCGCGACGCAGACGAGGCCAAGGCTAGAGTTGAAAGAGAAGCTGCTGAGGCCAAGGCTAAGGCTGAAAGAGAAGCGGCTGAGGCCAAGGCTAAAATAGATAAGAAGGTGGCAGAAGATGCGGCAAAGCTTGTTGTAAAGGCAGAAGAGAAACCTGCCGATCCACCTGTTGCTCCAGCGCTTAGCCCTGCTCAAATACTAGCAGCCAGAAAGGCTCCAGTTCCTCCGGGAGTTTTATCAGGAATATCGCCACAGGTTAAACCAGGGTATTACGGAGTCCAGCCAGGGCATGGTCTTGGACGTTCGCGTAGGCGTTCGCGCAAACACAAGCGTAAAACTCGCCGGCACAGAAGATAAGGTCTACCGATATCTAGTTATTTTATAAATTAATAATAAATGTCGACTTATAATATTCCCGAGGCTGGTAAGGCAAGTGTCTATGATTTAGCTCGCGTGAATTCACAGAAAAGACAACCAAAATCTGGAGTATACAATGCAGTAAAAGATGCAGCGGATACGATAGATAGATCGAACTTTCATACACCAGGAGTGGTGGCTAAGGATGCTGCTTTTGCTGCTCGAAGAGCTATGAGCAGTGCATTTGGCCCGCGCACCAATTCCAGGAATCTTGAGGGTGGGCGTACTCGCAAACATAGGCGTTCGCGCAAGCATAAGCGTAAAACTCGCCGGCACAGAAGATAATGGATATCTTCGATAGCCGGACCGTCTTAGACTTTCAAAGATTTACCTTCTCCGGACATTTGAGGACACATGTCTACAAAGTTCTGGACGAGAACATAAAACTAGGTCACGCTGATTACACCTGCTATTGGATTCTGGAATTGTTATGTTCTGGTTTGGTACACTCATGTTGGAATACGTTATTCTTGAGCTCAGCGCAGCACATCAATCGAGGAGCTCCTAATGTGTTTATTTATTTAGTCCAAATGTATGAGCGTTTTGCTCCATATGAAGGACAGTATACACTTCAAAATATGACAGATATCAGAAACAATCACGACGCACGCAGGCTGTTCTGTGAGGTAGGAGCTAGTGTAGCTCTTTGTAGAAAATCCAAACTTCCGAATCTTCCCAGAATTAGACCAGAACATGATTTCACACCCATGGTTATTCAAGAAAATCTGAAGGCTCCATCGTCTATGTATGCCAGGGGTATAATGAAACAGGAAGATCCTATGGAGCTATATGTTCCGGTAAATGAATTTGCATACTGTATGAGACCCGAGACTCGCGATTCTATTCGGGGACTTTATTGGGTATCTTGGATTCTAGCCTATGCTTCGAAGTATAAGTTGGATAATAAGACTCATCTTGTTTGCTCATATCGATCTAATGACTATGTTGAAGAAAAATACCTTCGTTCTCCAGTTTGGATTATTTGGTCAGTTGTCATGGAGGCCGCACGAACATCGCCTCAATCAGGAACGCTAGGACCATATATTGATGCGTTGTATAAGATGTATTGTTTAAGATGGGGGCAAGGAGATTTACGGAAACGTTTACCATTCTTGATAACTGCTATTTTGTTCGTATGTGAATCTACAACCCTAGACATCCATTATGCAGTTCCGCACGACATCACCGTCGTTCAACAGGTTGTTACAAATATTCCTCAATGGATTGGAGCAATCATTCATACCCAAAAAACATTTAGTTAAATATAAAATGAATACAGCATATCTTCTCGCAGCAATCGGAGCACTCGTTTTAATTACGGTAGCTGTATATGGGTTATATAGAGCTTCTACGTGGACAGACTACCGCTACGCGTCTGGCGGCCCGCACGGCCCACTACAGGATGCATCGACTGCTGTGTTTTTTACAGTATATATACTTGGCATTGCTGGTATTGCGTTTTTCTTATATAGAGGTTTTAAGTAAAA